ACCGTCTACAACCGCGACGGGACCTGGAGTCATGAGTGGGATTTCGATGGCGATGCGAATGATAGCATCGGATCGGTGAACGGCACCGTCACCGGAGCCACCCAGGTAGCCGATGGACGGCAGCCGAAGGGGTGGGTCGAAAACACGGCGGGCGAGATCGACCGTGCGACCGGAAGCGTGACGGAGGGGACTTACAGGCTGCGGCTCAAGGAAGCTCGCTGGGACTCTACGCCCACAGAGTCGGTTGACGCAGAAGACTGGACTACGGTCGCCGGAGTTGGTGAAGAGGTCGCCGGAAGCGTGTCGTTTTTGGTAAACAATGGTATGTCGAATCCGAATCTCACAGCGACTGCAACTTTGATGGCTGCCGCACATCGTCAGGCCACTACAGCAGCCCAGCTTGTCGCGCTCTTAGCGGAGGACTCTGGCGATGAGATGTATGCCGACGATCTTCGCGCCTACGAACTCGCTACCGTCAGCGCCTCTACGGCGACGAAGGGCTCGGCCATGCCCGGCCTCGACGGGGCGGGTAATGCGCTCGGTGTGGCCGATGCCTCTATTGTGACCGTTCCAGCGAATATCCCGGATCCTTATGATACGGGTGCGGTTACGACAGCGAACATCATAGAACTGGATACGGGTGTCTCCGGCTCACAAACTAGGAAATATCGCCTCGGACAGACCGCAGACCTGAACGGAATGACTGCTGGTAGCTATTACGCTAAGTTTGCAGGAATATTCATACCGAACGATTCTGAGGTGTCCGCTACTGGTGTGACCATTAAGGCTACAGACGACCAGACGGGCACTACTACAGGCGACTCCAGCACAACGAAAGGCGAATGGCAGTGGTTGGGCGTTGTGCATCAGATTGATGCGTCAGCAACCGAAGCGTATTTCGACGTAGAGTTTGCGGATTCTGTAAACCTCAGCACCGCTAATCAGAAGGTCTACCTTGCGCTACCCACTGTCGTACAGGACGACATTGTACCGCTACCCGGGTTCAACGAAACCGAATCTGACGTGACAACCAACGCGGACTCATGGACGTTTGCGTTGCCGGGAGGTGTAGACCCTGACGACGTGGCTATACAGGTTGCTGTGAAGGTCGGTGCTGGACCTGCTGCAAACAATAGTTATGTGCGCCTTGGCAATGACGCCACAGACGAAATCAGGTTACGCAGAAACACCAGTGGCCAGATGCAGTGGGTTATATATGTGGGTGGTGCTACAACAACGATCAACGCAATATCTTCTGCATCATCTAATGGCGACGAAGAAGAGCTTACCCTAACGATTTCCTCTGGCACAGCAACGGCGTATGACGGAGACGCACAGGTTGCATCGTCCTCGGTTACTCCATCTGCTGCGTTTGGTGGCAGCCTTGAGATCGCGAACGGGTTCGGGCTCAAGCGTCTACTGATCGCACCGGACGGCACCGTGTCACCCAAGAGACTCAGGAGGGTGTAATGCAAGGCCCGAAGAATGTGTTTGTTGTAGATACTGAAGAGGTAAGAAGCCCGCGTGAAGGCGAGTCTAAGACGAACGTAAACGGTAGGGAGGTGCCGAACGCAGAGAATTTTGGCGCGACTGTAGTTGGCACGAAAGCAGACGGCAGGTTCGTGTTGGGTATTGAGCGAACAGTAACAAGCGAAGATTTGCTGGATATATTCAACACGAAAAACCCACAGAACTCTGGTCCTGTTGGCGACTGGGAGAATGCAGTGGCTCAGGACCCGGAGATTGCGGGCATGGCTTGGGCGTATTATCAGGATCCGGAAACACGCAAGGCTGTACGTGCTCGCATGAAAGACATACCCGATGGCGTGGTTATACTCAGTAAGAACATCCCACCAGTGAGATTTCAATAAGTGGCTACACCGAGACTAAATAGAATAGAATTGTGGAGTGACATAGAGGCAGCGGGTGGTTCCGTGCTGTCGTTGTCGCCCGGTGCTATCCTACGCGACCTCAGTGCAGCATCATTGCTCGAAGAGGTGAACGGTGACGACCGCCTGATGTTGAGCATTCCGGTTGATTCCGTGAGTTTCGCTTCTGGCGGAATTACAGAGGGCGTGGTTTTCAGGGTTCTGTGGGACGATGACACCGTAGCTGAGTACCGAGTAGTAGACATCAAGAAAGGCAGGAAGCAGGACAACAAGAAGCTCGCAAGCGTAGAGGCAGAGGGCGTTATATTCGAGTTGAACAGGCCGGGGTTGATTGAGCGTGTAGAGTCTTCTGGTCTGGTACAGCCTGATTTCACGATCCTCAACTTCACGCCAACCGAGATCATCAATCAGTATATCCTGAACGACGCTGCATCATACTTCAGCATCGGCACGATTGACCCGACAGACGAACTGGAAGAGTTCACGTTTGATTTCTTCACCCCGCTGGGCGCTCTGAGGCAACTTGCAAAGCTCACCGACACCGAGCTTCAGGTTCTGCGCAACGGCCCTAGCGACTATGACATCAGCCTGTTGGATGAGGTGGGTTCTGGTGCGACCAAGCCATTCGTTACCGTGGGCAAGAACATCAAAAGCTTCTCTCGTGAGGATGATATACGCGAGACAGCGAACAGGATGTACGGTAAGGGTGGCGGCGAACCCGGCAACAGGCTCACGCTTGGCAGCAATGCGTGGGAGGTAACGTCCAATAGCCCGCTCACTCTTAAGGGCACCCCAGTATGGGAGGACGATGCTCTGAACGGCCTTTATGTCGGCAACAAGGACGGTACCGGGCTACAGCAGATCAGCGACTCCGCGAATCCCGGCACGCTGACAGTCGGCACACCCGGCAACTTCTCGGTAGGCGACAGGCTACGTATATTCAGGAACTCTTCTGGTGACCATGTTACATATCTCGAAGATTCTGCTTCCGTATCGTCTCTCGGTGCCATCCCCGGCACACTAACTGCTGATGACCTGATACAAGCCAGCAACATCATCGGTACACCGAAGCTCGATTCATTCACAGGTGGTGTTGCTGATAATTGGTCGTTGGTCGGAACGCTATCTACGTCAGAAGAGAATACGAGTGCGAACTTCACGCGGGTCGGTGGTTCTTCTTGGCACCTGGTTTCGTCTGCATCGGGTGATGGTGTATCATCGGATGCGATCAACATATCCCCGTCTAGCGATCAGCCATACTATTCTGCGCTGATTAGCCTGTGGGTGGTTTCTGGTGCCGTTAGACTTGAGCTAGAACACAGCACCATGGGCACATTCCCGCCACCGACAAAAAAGGCGTGGACGGAGGAAACGGGGCAGTGGGTTGACCTAAGGATCGAAGGCATACTGCTGGAGTCCGGCACGGTGAAGATCAACGTGTTGTCGGACGGCGGCGCTGCGGAATGGTACCTCGACTCAGCGATGATAACCAACGCCCCAAACGCTAAGGTTTTCGTTGCAGAGAACGCGGCAAACGAACTGTGGCGCAGAAGCGCAAACGAACTGCTTGATAAGCGAAACGCAGACGTGTCTTATGCTGTGTCTCTCATCGACGTTGAGGGCATCAACCCGGACGTATATGAGTTCGATGAACTGACCCTTGGCGGCAAGGTACGGGTAATCGACGCTGAGTTGGCTTCCGACGTTGATCTCAGGGTGATGAAGCTTGAGCGCGACATTGTTCAGGGACACGTTCAGAAGACCACGCTAGAGAGTCGCCCGAAGACGTTGACGGATGTTGAGATCGCACACCCGGGTCGTGACGATGCAGACCCTATAAAAAACACCGCGCCGATGTTCGACTGGATAGATGCGTGGTTGGACGAGGCTGGCAGCGTACACATCAAGTATCGGTTGAACGAAATCGGGCAGTCGATTAAGTACAGCATAGACGATACAGCCCAGCCCACCAGATCGTTTGTTTTGGGTTCCGGGGCTACACAAAACTCTGCCGAAGAAGACGACTTTCAGCCCACAGAGGGCGATGTAATTGCCCCCGACTTAGGCGATACTGCGTTTATTACGGTTGTCGCGTTCAGCGAAGCGTCTGGTGCAGGGCGCGACGGGGCGCTGATAGAGTTCAAGCGCGTGAACACCGGGCTTACTGTAGACTGTCAGCCCATCTTGGATCAGGATGGCTCTGACTGGTATCTCAACCCGTTCAGGACACTGGCAGCACAAAGCATCCGGTACAATGTAACCACCGATGGCTCTGAGCCCGACGACCCGGCGCATGTAGACGGTATGGGCGGCGGTACAGAAGGAACGCTGTCCACGGACGACCAGATACAGGTCCTCACAGGCTCTCCAGCGGCCACGGTGAAGGCAGCGGTACGTGCCTACTCAGATGTGGACGGTGGCGACTCAGGCGGCACCGAAGGGCCTCTGAGGGTCGCCAGATCAACAAGCGGTGCTGCTGGCAGTGCTGTACAGCTCACGTGGCACCCTTTTATTCCAGACGATCCGACAAAAGAGGGCGTGCGATTTATCTCAGTGAGTCGTGCTGCTACCGTGGACTTCGGTTACAAGGTTATAGATGCAGGTGTATCTGACCCAGACTGGGATTCTGGTGGCTTCACAAAGACAGGGCAGACCACAGACCCGGTAGTTACGGAGGTAGCGGTCACCAAACCTGCTGACGGCGGTACAGAAAAAGACATTGTATTCAACGCAGAGGATGCTGACGGCAACTTCGCATTCACGAATGCAGACGGCGCTCCGAAACATCAGCGCATACGTGTTGATGACAACGCTATACCCACTGGATCTATTACCGGGGAAGTCGAGGATGGCGGGATCCCGTTCGTGTCTATTAACGCACAGGATTCAGACACGGGCTCGTGGAGGCTGCATATATCCAACACGGCTCACGAGAACCCCACTGGTGCATCAGATGGCACCGAGGTAAGTGGTGCATCGTTCCCGCATAGAGAGGACCTTTCTGCGCTGGCGACAGACTGGACGCTCAGTGCTGGAGAAAAGTTATACGTCAGAGCAGTGTTCTATCGCACACCATCAACCGACTTTGCTACACAGGATGGCAGCGTATCTAGTGCCAAGGCATATGATATTGTTATAGAGGCCCCCGGTTCTGGAGGGGAACAAGGTAACTATGTCGATATACTGGATGCGCGAATGTTTTATTCCACAGTAAACAACTGGCAGCCAAAGGTGTCTGTCGAGGTGGGTCCGGACACGGACGAGCTTGTGATTCAAAGATCAGATGGTGAGGGTGATCTCATCATGACGGACCAGACCGTAGACACGGTCACGCTGGGTTCCACGGGATCTGTACGCACCGTAACGTTCAATATATCAGGCGTTTCGCTTTCGGGGTCAGATGGTGGCTCGACTGCGACCCCGTTCATAAGTATTACTCCGTGGGTAGACAGGGGCGGCGGTAACGCAAACCAGGGCACAGCGAAGCGCGTTGAGTGGGCTATTCCGAGCGACGATGCTTCTGGCGGCGTCAGGATGAAAAAGCATGACGGGGCGAACTTCACCTCTGGTAACGATACAGAGTTCATACAAAACTTTTCGCCAGTTCAGGACCATGGCCTGAGCGCAGACGATGACGGCAACCCACAGGTCGAAACAACGCACTTCATCTTCGTTCAGGGTACAGCACCCACAGGCAAGCCAAGCGACCTCACGATTCTTTGGGGCAAGGAAGTGTCTTAGTGGCCGCTGGTGAGGTTAAGATTTCAGTGGACGGAGGAGCGACGTTCAGCAACGCTCTCGGCCACCTTAAGGTTTCTGAGGATGGCGGCACAAGCTATTCTCTGGTGATAGTTAGACAGTCACCCGATGGTGGTGTTTCGTGGAAACTGATATGGCCGCCCGACCTCAAGGAAGCCGACATACTGACGGTAAGTCAGCACCCGAAGAACACCGATGGGCAGGACACTGAACTTCTGCTGTCGTGGCCGTCTATCACGAACTCATTTTATGATCGCGGGGTTGTCACGGACGGTGACGGTTACCCTTTTGACGAATGGCAGTTCGAGCAAGCGGTTGTAGTGGGCGGGACGCCTGGCGGGTATTCTGACTCTTCGCCTGCGAATGCGTCTCGTTCGGCTACTGGCATGACAATCACTGGTCTGTCTCCGGACACGACATACCGAGTGCGTTATGCGATGCATATTGATGCGGACGGTGGTGTGGGTATTGCTGCGGGATCGACATTAGCGCCATGGAAAGAGGCATCATCGGATGTAAGCACCCGCAAGTCCAGGGTGACGGAAACACCGGGTGCGTTCGATGTATTACAGGACGATGCAAGTGAAGACCAGCAGGGTGACTTCAGCTTAACCAGTATGCCAGCAAACGCGACGGAAATAAGATTAGTTTGGGATACTGCTGCGATAACGACACTATCCGAATTCAATGCCGCAAGCATTCTGGGTGATTTCACGGAATCGCAGATCGTCTCAGGCACAACCTCGACAGGCGACTCATCGTGGTCACATAACCAGACTATACACGTTGCTGCACAAGGAAGAACCGAAGACTCTGACGATGCTCCGTTCACAAGCGACAGTTTTGTTAACGAGATCAGGGAGCCGGGTGCGCCGACGATAGATAGTGTCACGGGAACTGGTACGTCTAGGACGATACAGTGGGATGAGGGCGTTCCGGCTAACGCAGACTCGTACAGAATCGAGTTCCAGAATAGGGCATGTGGCGACCCGTGGCCCGCATCGTGGTCTACCGCTGGCAACGAACTAGACCCTGCACAGTTCACTCAGGACTTCAACATGACGTTCACGCATTCACCGTTAACGTCAGGAAAGCAATATAGGTGGCGGGTCGTTGCGATAAACGTCGCAGGCGAGACAGAGAGCCTGCCCACGTCCGCTGAGGGCATAGAAACCGAGCCCGGCGCACCGACACTCGACAGCGCCACAACCGAAACGACCGATGGCTTCGACCTCAACTGGACGCTCAGTGGCTCAGGGGTTACTGATAATGTAGAGATCGAGGTTCGCGCTGTCGGTGTGGCGTTCAGCGACTCGGCTACAGATACGGTGGCTGGGTCTGCAACATCGGTAACCATATCTGGACTGAACGATGACGATGAGTTCCATGCACAGATCCGTGAGGTTAACGATTGTGGTGATGCGAGTTCGTGGTCAAACGAGCTAACCGGCATGTGGACGAAGCCGCTTGCTCCGTCGTCTGTAGACTGGCTGAGTGTACCCGCACCAAAAGACGACACTGGCGACACCATAGAATACACGATTGGGGGACAGGACGTAGACGACTTTGAGGTGTACTACGTTTCCGGGTCCGGCACGCCGAACGAAAACGATACGCTTGCTGGTGATACCGAAGAAGCCGGGCTTGCTTCTGACACGAACTACTCTTGGAGGGCACGTGGACGCAATGAGGCTGATCCAAGTTCTCCGCACCCGGATAGCGCGTGGGTGTGGAGCACAACCGAAGAAGCACGTACACACGTAGACGCACCACAGATCACCGGGTTCAGTCAGGACGCGAGCCATTGTCCGACGATCAATATGGACCTCACCGTGGACCATACTGGCAGCAACTCCACGGAACGCGCACAGGGTTGGGAATACAGGACGAACGTGAACGGAGGAACGTGGAGTTCGTGGACAAGCGTATCGCATAGTTCCTCGCCACAAACGGTCACAGATATTGAACCCGGTGGCTCTGGCGGGGATACGATCAACATAGAGGTCAGGTATCAGGGCGATACCCCCAAGGACTCTGCGTCACAATCCGTGTTCTGCACACAGTGACTCAGCACATCAACATATACGGTCAGCACACCCGGTCGAACTTGTGTTTTAGTTGTGTTATGTTTCATAGAGGTGTCACATGCGGGTTACTTGTTTAACTACAGGAGGGAGAGAGTGCTAGGTTCTTTTTCTGGCATTCCTGATTGGGTTGGGATCATCACCGGAATTTCGGCTGCTATTGGCGCACTGTGGGTAGGTGGCAAGAAGTTCATGGCCGCTATACGCTATATCATATCCATAGCCAGGGTGCTGAAGAGGGTCGAGGAAGAGCTTACGCCCAACGGTGGCAAGTCTATGAAAGATGCGATTGACCGAATCGAGCGACAGCTTATAGTTGTTGGTGGTGGGCAGATTGCGTTGCTACAGGATCTCACATATGGGGTGTATCGTTGTGACCAAAAAGGGGACACGGAATATGTGAACAGAACCCTGTTGTCCGTTACCGGGATGCAGTTTGAACAGGTTGTCGGCACCGGGTGGCTACAGTTTGTGAGTGAGAGAGATCGCGATGCCGTAGACGCAGACTGGAAAGCCGCCGTCAGGGAGGGCAGAGAGTTTCTGGCGACCTATGACATCAAGACGGTTACGGGAGAACATCCGGTAGTATCTCATGCGTATCCGATTAAAGATGAGTACGGTGTGTTGGTCGGTTATTTCGGCACGATCAAGCCGGTAGACGGAAGAAACTTATACGAACTGGGGACAGTATATGAGAACGAATGACGAGAGCAAGGAGTACATGAGGGATCGCCTCAAGAGGACGGCGTATGGCTTGGCCGCATCTCTGTTTGGTGCCGTCCTTGTATTCTATGGTAGAGATGTAGTTGGTATCATAATCTTGACGATGGGTGCTACATTTGTGTCACCGAAGACGACGTTGGCGTGGATGAAATCCATCGACCTGTCAGGGGTGCTGAAGGCGATCACGTCGTCAAAGAGCGGGGGAGCTGATGAATAAGTGGGACTCCCCTCTGGCGCAGGTTGATCCAGAGTTCGCTACAGAAGGTCACAGTGTATGGGACGAAATAGCGCCCGATAGTGATACAGGTTATCCTGGTTTCATGGCAAGTGAATTCAACAACCCGTGGGAGATGGATGTACATTTCCTGCGGTGGCTGTACGGTGTGAGAATCTGCATCCATGACGAGTATCAAGAGGGTAATATTGATTGGGATGTTCCGCTCAGGATAAATGACGATGCTCGCCCGCTGGATTCTGATACAGGCGTATCCAAGTCTGCACACAAAAAGAGGCCGTGTAGAGCAGTTGATCTACAGGTCTTTAATTCCTACGAACGCGCCGTTATCATGATCTATGCGATCCGAAGTGGGGCGGTGAGGTTGGGCGCGTACCCAGGTAAGGACCGTAGAGGCGAAGACGGGTGGCCGGACCATGCGTCTGAGGCATCAGGGTTGCACATCGACTTGAGTGCCCACGAGGACAACAAATCACCCAGGATTTGGACTGGTTTCTGATATGTACGACGAAGATGGTACATCGGGGGACGGCTCTACAACTGACGGCGAGGTCAAGGTGCGGCTTCCCGGGTCCTGCGACCATACGGATGAGTATGGGCCATTGAGGCGTTGTGCAAGTAGACACTGTATGGTGCACTTCACGCCAGCGATGGTATGTCGTTCATGTAATGCAAAAACAGAGACAATAAAAACGGAATGGAGGCAAGGGTGAGCATGTTGAACAAGATACTGCTGGTTGTGATTGGGGTTCTTGTTGTCGCCCTTGGCTATCAGATGTATCGGGTTCAACAAGAGCAGGATGCACGAGATGAGGCAGCATCCGAACTATTCCTTGCCGAAGCCGAAATCGACAGCCTTGAGTTCAGGGTTGGCGAACAGGTATCAAGCTTCGAGGATCTCAGGATCTCAAGAGACGATACCGTTGGTGCGCTAAACGACGCCATAGCACGCCTTGAAGCGACTGGCGCAGATGGCGGAACCGTTATAGACATCGAGGGCTCTGCCGCTGATACGGCTACTACACCAGCAGTTGTCGTCCGTGGTGTAGATAGCCTTGCCGTGGTGGACAGCATAACATCTGAGTATTCCGATGAGGTGGTGGAACTTAGCGTCCGGTGTGAGGTGCTTAGTGCATCGTGCCTATGGAAGTATCAGGTTGAAATATCGGGCGAGCTTCTGCACACAGACTTGCCTGACGGTAGGAAGGTTGTATTTGCTGAACCGAGTTCTGACAAGGTGACGTTACGCATCCCGAGGGTGACCTTTGTGCCCAACGAGCCACCGTCTGAACCATGGATAAAGGATCCGTATAATATCGGGTGTATAGGTGCCGGGGTTGGGTTGGGCGCACTTTCTTACATGAACGATTCCGATGTTCGTAAGGCTGTAGAGTCGGCTGCTATGGGGTGCATAATCGTACAGGTCGCAAGGATCTTCTGATCCACGACATGCTGAATAACACATTGGCTAGAATGGCTTCGGCTATTCTGGCCCTTGCTTTTTCCTTGCTGATTGCCATAGATTATACAATCTTCGTTGTTTCCAGCGAACCGAAAAGGGCTATTGATGGAATATTCTGACAGTGAGATTCGGGCTGCTGTTTTTCGTGCAGGTGACCTGTATGATAGACAGTGGTCGTTGGTTCAGGACCTGGAGCCTCAACTTGGCCTGTCTGCCAATGCGATGCAGAAGCGCTACGCAAGAATGACGAATTGGGAGCCGTCTGAGGGCGAGTTGGATGCGGTTCCCCTGAACATCGAAGAGGACCCGGAAGGCACCCTTGAGCGCATCACCGAGATTGTCGAGACTGTAACATCCACAGCACACGTACCCGACTTCCTGGATTCGTATGCTGCACGTTACGATGAAGACGATGGTGACTGGGACGTAGAGGGCGCAGAAGACATGCGTGACTACTCGTTGATCGACGGCAAGTTCATCTTCTCCATCAACGACCGATTGCTCACTGTCGATTTCGATACGTGGAACTCGATTTGCTTCGACTATTCGGAACACGGGAACGGTAGGACACAGGCCCAGGTTGCCAGAGAGTACGGCATACCCAAGCCCATGCTCAACAGAGCACTAAGCAAATACGGACAATACAAGGCATCTGCGCCCGCTTGCAGGGAAACCATTGCAGAGCACAAAGATGACCTTGAGCCGCTAATCGACAACACGGTAGAACGCCTTGAACTGAAGTTCCTGCATGGATTACAGGACAAACGAGACAGGCAGGTGCGCAGAGACTACATCAAGCTCCTGCGCGAACGTGCATCTCATGGTCGTATGGTAGAGAACGCTGCGATCATGCTGGATGGCGTAGGGCGTGCGGAACCCAGGGACATGCCATCGAACCACGATTCACCTACATCGTTTGAAGCCCATGTCCCGACAACAGATGAACATATCGGCAAGGAAGTGTGGGCGGTCGAGAGCTTCGGTGAAAACTACGATACGAAGATATCATGTGAGCGCCTTAAGCGCCATGCAGACGCATCAGCAGACATCATAAGGTCACACGGCGTGCGTTGCACGAAGGTATACAGAACGTTCATAGGCGACCTGTTCCATGCTCTGATCGGTAAAACCATACACGAGACGAAACTGGATCAAGATACTCGCGGCGCTAAGGTGTGGGCGCAGGCGTTTGAGGCATGTACGTACTCCGTGGACCGTATGTTGGAGGTTTCTGACGAAGTGTGGGTCGGTGGTGCAAAGGGCAACCACGATGGCTTTGATTTCTGGCAGTTCATGTTCTTGCTCAACGTATACTACGAGAACGAGGAACGCGTAACGGTGCCTACATCCCCGGGCCACTTTGGATACTTCAGGACCGGCGAATCTGTTCACGTGATAGATCACGGGTATGGGGTAGGCTCGCTCACAGGATGGAAGGCCAAGGCCCAGGCCGAAAGCGTTGCTCGCGAGGTGGCTGGCGACGACTTCCATGGCGCGAACTATCTCTATACCTACGTGGGCCACAAACACGAACTTGAGGTGTCGATGCAGGGTGCCCACCACACGCTCATGAGGCTGGAGAGCCTTGGTGAGTCTGACGACTACGAAACAAGCCTTCGGTACCCTTCCCGACCCTCTGCGCATGTCTTCATATTGGACGACCGCGGAAGGCCAGTGACCGACCACAGAATCTTCGAGGATGTTCTAAGGGGTTGACAAAAAGCCAGTGCCGTAGTATAGTGTGACACATGTCTCTTATAGCTGATGCGATACGGTTCCTTGCTGGTCGTTGTGACCACGCAAGCACGAAAGACGGGCAGGGCTTCAACGCGACAGATGCCCGGTTCGGTCATGTGCTTGCCGACACCCCACACGAAGAATGGAGCGAAGACGCAACATACCACGCATACCACATGGCCAAGAGATATAGCGGCCAACTAGAGGATGCTGGTATAGACTTCGGCTCAATCCCAGAGCCAACAAGCCGCTCCGTCGCATCCCGCCAATCCGTATCCATAAAACTCAAGGCAGATAACAGCAAGCTCATATCTGTGACGGACAACGGATTCTACCGTGTCGAGTTCAGTTATGACCCCGGCCTCGTGTCAGCGATCAAGGGAGTCCCCACCTCACGCTGGAACGCTTCAGACAAATACTGGACAGTCGCACCGAAGGGCGCTAAACAACTTACATCTTTCGCTGACATCAACAACTTCAGAAGAACCGATGCCGCTGCAAAGAAGCTGACCGCTGACTGCGAGTTGTTCGACAACGAGGACATGGACAATGATGTTGATGGGTACCTCAAGCTAGACGGAGACATCATACGTGTGTTTTTCGACTACGACGCAGATGCGGTATCTGCGATCAAGGGTGTGTCCGGTCGCAAGTTCCGCGATGATGACAGGCGCGGCAAACACTGGACTGTGCCGGTTTCTGACGATGATTCCATTATAAGGTTTGCTGAGTCTTTCGGGTATGTTGTTCCCGGGTCCGTAAGGTCCGCGATTGATAACTACCACAAAGAAGCCCAACAGAGGCTACAGGCGTCGAAATCAGACACAACCGACTTCCGCATAGACGGCATAGGGTCCGACGACCTTGAGCCATACCCTTTCCAGTGGTCAGGGGCAGAATATCTGGTTGACGCAGAGAGGGCTATATTGGGTGAGGTCATGGGGACGGGCAAAACAATTCAAGCAGCGATCTTCATGGCAGCTATCGACGATTTTCCTGCATTGGTTGTGTGTCCTGCGTCCATCAAACTGAATTGGAAGAGGGAACTTGAGCGTTGGGTGCCCGGCATATCCGTTCAGGTTTTGGAGGGCCTGGATGCTGAAGTTTTCAAGGACGTTGACGTTGTGGTGGCAAACTATGACATCATCATCAAGCGCGAATATAAGGATGACGACGGCAACAAGAGGGTGGATGATCGCATATTCAAGCAACTGGTAGACCGCTTCAATGTCGTTGTTGCTGACGAGTCGCATATGGTTAAGAATCCCAAGGCGAAAAGAGCAAAAGCACTACAGCGGATAGCCAAGAACGCACGTTATCGGCTTCTCATGACAGGGACGGCTGTAACGAACAGGCCATCAGAACTCATATCACAGCTCAGGATCATAGACAGGTTGTCTGACCTTGGTGGGTGGTTTTCGTTTGCCAAAAATTTCTGCGATGCCTACAAGGGGAGGTTTGGCTGGGACCTGTCCGGTGCCAAGAACCTGGACGTATTGAATCGCGAGTTGAGGAAGACATGCTACGTTCGCAGGGAACGCGAAGATGTGTTGTCTGAGCTGCCGTCAAAGACTCGCTCTGTCGTGTTGATGGACATTGATAACATGAGCGAGTATCGTCGTGCAGAGGAAGACCTTATCGAATGGTTAAGAGAGCAAGCGTACAACGAACGAGAGTTCCTGGAGTCCATTGCACACCTACCCTCGCCAGAACGTAAGCGCAAGCGTGCTGAATACGCCAACTCCAAAGCGGAGAAGGCCCGCAGGGCTGAAGTACTGGTGCGCATCAATGCGCTGAAGAAACTTGCTGCACGCGGGAAGGTGTCCTACGCGAAAGAGTGGATACAAAACGTGCTCGATCAGGGTGAAAAGCTGGTGCTTTTCGCGTGGCATAAAGAGATTGTGAGCGAGATCGCGAAGAAGTTTGATGCTCCTTCCATCACGGGAGACACGCCGGGCACCGCCAGGCAGGAGTATGTTGATAGATTCCAGGAGGATCCGGAGTGCAACCTTATCGTCCTGAATATCGCTGCGGGCGGTGTTGGTATCACACTTACCGCTGCCGCGAACGTGGCATTCCTTGAGCAAGCATGGACGCCAGCAGACCACGATCAGGCAGAGGATCGCTGCCTTCGTATCGGACAGGATCGCCCCGTGACTGCGTGGTACCTGCTAGGAGACGGAACGATTGATATGTCCATCCATGACCTTATCGAAAAAAAGAGGTCTGTGGTAGACATGACGAACACAGGGAAGGAGTCGGGGGTTGACAAGACCTCGATTCTTGCTAACTTGGTAGACGGACTAATCAAGAAGGGGGAGTAGGATATGGAAAATGCAATCTCCACGGGTGTCATGGATGCGCTGGGTGAGCCGTGGGACGATGATCTCGTTAAGAAATATGACGAGGGCGGCGTATTCGTTCCACAGTGGCGGTATATCCAGAGGTTGAACGATGAAGTAGGTGGGGGCTGGGCGGTCAGGGTTACTGACGTTCGTGTGCTGGATGTCACCAACCGGAAGGAAGGGCGGCCACAGAACCAACTGCTGGTCACCGTTGCGCTCACGATTAATGGGATCACTCGCGAGAACTTCGGGACAGAGGACGTTGACAAGCTCTCGTGGGGCGGTGCCGCTACGGCTGCATATTCGCAGGCGTTCAAGCGTGCGTGCAGCATGTTCGGGTTGGGGCTGGATCTGTATGACAAGGACAAGCACGGCGGATTCATGGGTGACGGATACGGTGACCGCGAAGCTACGCGCAAGCAGACGGACTATCTTGGCGACCTCGCCAGCAAGGCCCTGGATCGTGGTATAATCGACCGGAAAACCCACGACGATGTTGTCTCTCTGACCAGCATGGAGCGGGTATCGAAGGGCATCGAGTACCTGAAGGGTGAACTTGATGGCGCGAGTGAGTCCAGTTCTGGTGTAGGGGACCAGAGTGACGGGCTACCATACTGATGTGGCCAGTCACACACCAACACGCGAGGAAACATGAGAATCGTACACCTAGCTGACACCCACCTGGGCTTCAGGGCGTACAGAAAAACCACAGAAGACGGACAGAACCTAAGAGAGCGCCAGGTTTCCTCTGTGTTCGCTCGTGCGGTGGACAAGATAAGGGGACTCGATGTTGATGTTGTGGTGATTGCGGGAGATGTGTTCGATCTACCGAATGTATCGAATACGGTAATGGAACACGCCATATCGCATTTCGGTGGGCTTGTGGACCATTGTCCTGTCGTAATTGCTGGAGGCAATCATGACGCCCCGTCTCGCGCCTCTGACGGCAACCCGTTACAGGTGCTACGAGAAGCACATCCCGGAATAAGGGTTGTGACCGATGAGCCGAGGGTTGTTTCTGTGGTCACTGGACACGGGGAGATTGATGTTCTCGTGGTACCGGATCACATGGACATCCCTGACGATGTTAGTGCAGACATATTGGTGACACACGCTGCCGTATCCGGTGCTGGTGTGGATTACGCTGACAGAATAGGTGCCGCGTCTATAGGCCAGATCAACCCCGACAGGTTTGCCTACGTGGCACTAGGTGACTACCACAACTATACAGAGCTGGCACCGAATGCGTTCTACCCTGGATCGCTAGCTCATGTACCGAACGGGCCATGGGATCAAGTGGACACACCCCGAGGCTTCATTGTATATGACACAGAAACAAAGAATGTAGAGTTCTGTGAGGTTTGCGATGTTGCTGTCCACGATATAGGCCCACTGCCCGCCGTCGACTATGACGTAATCAATGCGTGTATGGAAGACACGTTGTTGTCAGATGCACACTATGGGGCCATCGTCAGGCTTAAGGTAACCGACTCTACGCCGTCACTGTCCTCCATGATCGACAGGTCGCTGGAAAGGAAGTGCAAGGAACACTGCCTGCACTTCCATCTTCACGAGGTTCCCGCAGAGGTTTCTGGTGGACCCGCTGGCGTTGCGCAGGGTGGGCAATCCGTGAACATTGAGGCCGCAATAGAACAATGGATCGACGAGAACTTCGATGATCCTGGTGTAGACGAGGACGAGGTTGTGGCAGAGTCTATCAGGTTGGTTAAGGAGGCACAACGTGATTAGTTCCGTAAGGCTGAAGAACTACCGCACACATGACGAAATCGACCTTGCTCTCGGTGAAGGTCTTACTGTTATAGTAGGACCGAACGGTGCTGGCAAGTCGTCTATCTTCGAGGGCATAGCATGGGTTCTACATGGTGCTCATGCTGTAGACGGCGTTGTAGGTGACATCATTCCACTGGGCACCAACAATAAGCCCTCTGGCTCGGTAGAGATTAACGGGTGGACCGTCGAGCGCGACTTTGACGGTGCCAGGGTGTTGAACTCTGCTGGTAAAAAGGTGGCATCATCGCAAAGCGGTGTGACTGATTTCGTTGAGTCGACGATACTGAACCTTACCAGAGAAGAGTCCATGGCCCAGATCATGGCCATGCAGGAGGAGTTGGAGTGGCTGAAGGGCAAGGGTCCCACAGAGCGACAGCGGTTTGTTGCACGAACGCTCTCGCTGGATTCTCTGGATAGGGCTCAGAGCAACAGCAGGGATAATGCCCGAGACGCAAAGTCCAGAATCAGCGCACTGGAGTCTGTGGCTGACCCCGACGAATATGACGTAGAGGGCGCAGAAGAAGAGTTGGCCAAACATGCGAAGAACATGGAAGACGCTAAGGCTGACCTCAAGAAAGCAAGAGCAACAGAAAGTGCAGCCGTCAAAGAATACGATGACGCATCAGACGGCATGGTACAGGCGACGAAGATTGAATCAGAGATCGAACACGCAAGCGAGGCGATCAAGAACAGCGAAAGCAAGCTGGAGCGCGTAAACGAAGAGGTCGGAATGATCGCAAACGACCCCGTAGTTTACAAGCCTTACAAGGAAGAACTTGAGAACCGCAAGAAGCGTATCCCTGAATTTAACGAGTCTCTGAGTAACGCGAAAGAAGACCTCGAAAGGCTGCACAAAGCTAAGACACAGCTCGACGCAGACGTGCGTGTATTGAGGAACGCCATGGACTCTCTGGTTGATCCTGGAGAAAAGTGTTCTGAATGCGGCAACGTTATGCCAGAAGATGCATATAACGCACGTCGTTCAGAGATTGAGGGTGACCTGGAAGACGCTCAGGATAAGTTGCGCAACGTAGAGGGCTCACTGAAGCGGATTGAGGAAAAGAAGTCCGACCTTGAAGGGACAATTGAGACGTTCACTTATACAGCAGAGCGGCTCTCTAGCCTGCTTGAGTTGCTTAAAGAAAGGGAAGAAATAACAGAAAGACTTTCCGGTCTTCATGAGAAGGTCGGTAGCGCACAGTCACGCCTGAGCGAGATTTCTGTGGACACCGATAGGCTTGACAGCCTCAAGGCGGCCCGTAACACGGCAGCCGCAAGAGCGAAGGAGGCTGCTGATATAGAGTCTGAGGTACGCAGGAAGCACGCTAAGGCCCAGTCCAAGCTTGAGGAGGTGCGCAGGGGACTGGAGAAGGCCCAGGCCGCACAGGATGACCTTAGAGAGGCCACGAGGGTCCGCAACCTGTACAGTGCGTGCTCTAAGGTGTTGGGTGAAGTCAGGGACCACCTGAACAGTGCTATTCGTGCCAGGATCAGCGCCTATGCATCTGATCTGGTCAGCGAGGCTACTGGTGGTGCGTTCACACGAGTCGAACTGGATGAAGACTATAAGCCCGTACTGTATATCGAAGGTGGACCAACACCCAGGATGTCAGGGGGAGAGTCCAATGTAGTTGCTATCTGTCTCCGGATTGCAATGGGGCGGCTTGCAGCCCAGTCATCGGACGACCCTGTGGATATGATGTTTTTGGATGAGCCGCTGGAGTCCATCAACGCTAACAGGCAGGGCATGGTTGTGGACGCACTGAAGTCTATCATTGGAGACAACCTTAGACAGATCGTTGTGGTAACACACACACAGATCGCCAGAGAGCGGGCTGATCGGGTTATCGAGTTGGTATGATGGCATCACTCGACCAGGAAGAACCTCTCGGGGAGACACCGTACTGGATACAGATTTCGGTGGGCGTGTTTGCTTTTTTCGTTGCATTGCTCACCGCGTACCTTGGCGGTTCCACGGTAGGGTTCGTTGTGTTGCTCGCCCTGATAGTTGCATCTTTCTTAGCAGAGTTGTATAATGGTGTACTAGCAGATATGATTTTGAAGCGTAGTTCAGAAGTAGAAGACAACATCAACTGGAGGTATTTGTAGCAATGGAGTCCTTTATCACGATTGCGGTACTGTCTGCGTTTGCGGGGTTCTTTGCAGGATACGGGCTTCGCAGCACGTTCGATAAACAGGATCCAACGGAGCACACCCATACACCAAGACAGCCAACCGAAACACCGAACCAGGACCCCGAAGGTCCTTCTGGCGACGATCCTGGGCCAGTTACATAGGTGAGCGTAGGTTCTGTTCAGTGGGCACTAGGTCGGCAGGGGTTGGACTCAGACGAAAAGCTTGCCCTGGTCGTTGTTTGTAACTGGGTGCATCCTGATGGTATGTCTGGTGCCAACCTCGACCTTGTGTCCTATGTCGTTGGAGGTGGCGAGTCCAGAGCCAGGGCTCTTCTTACGAAACTCAAGAAAAAGGGCTTCGTTAGGTTTGAGAACAAAAGCCTGTATGTGAATACCGGGTCCAGCCCGAAGGTGCCCAAGCCGAAGAAGAAGAAAACCCCGGAGTGGGGCAAGAGCAAGGATGTACAGGAGGTCTTTGACCATTGGGCGGAAAGTTATGTGGAAGCCACGGGCGGAGACGAAGGTGTCAGAAAGCGCCTCAAGCTCACACAGAAACGTGGCAGTTCCGTGTTGGCGAGGCTCAACGAGGGGTACTCGGTTGCCGACCTGAAAAAGGCGGTAGACGGGTGCCACTCCAGAGAACACAACCTTGAGGGTGGCTACCTCGACCTGGAGCTAATATGCCGCAACCAGAGCAAGGTTGAGCAGTTCCTGAACCACATAAATACGGATAAGTTTGGCATTATAACGCCAGATTTAGCAAAGCGGTTGGCTGAAGCTAGGGAGGCTATGGGTGAACTCGACCCGGTGGAGGATTAGGTGATAGACAGGAAGCCACCATATAGCGAGGACTCAGAATACTATGTTCTGGGTTCATGTTTTTTGTCGCCTGAATCAGCCCTTGCCGTGGTGAACGAGCTAGACGAAGACGATTTATACTTTGAACAGAACCGTCGTGTTTTCCGTGCAATCTCCAGGGTTATGGACAACTCCAATGAGGTTGACGTGCTGGCCGTAAACTCCGAAATGGAGGACATGTTCGGCAGCGGTGACGTACAATCACTGTCCGAACTCCTGGACCTGCCGACAGACACGAATCTACAGTACCACATCAACGTGGTCAAAGACCGCGCCTTGCGCAGAAGGATCATCAAAGCTTCACAGGATACGATCAGAGAGTGTTATGGTGACGTGTCCGGCGATGATGCTCTGACTGAAGCGGAAGCTCGCCTGTTGGCGGCAGGTGGCGAGATACAGGGCACCAAGCCGGTTTCTACCAGAGACATGGTATGGCCCGTCATGGAGATCATAGACTCCAGAGCAAACGCAGAAGAGCTACCGGCCATCCAAACGGGCTTCTCCGAGCTAGACGACAAGATGGCAGGTGGCTGGCATGATAGCGACCTGATATATGTTGCCGGACGCCCGAGCATGGGTAAGACGAGTTGGGCTATCCAGGTGGGCGTTAATGCGGCGGTTAATGGCAACACCGTATATGTTGCATCGCTGGAAATGTCGAAAGAGTCCCTGGTGGAGCGCATCCTTGCATGTGAGGGTAGAATCGACCTACAGCGCATCCGTAAGGGCGAAATGCACCAGTCCGACTACGACCGTCTTGCTGTTGCAGCAAAGACCATCCACGAAGCCCCGCTGTACATAGACGAAAAGCCGGGGCAAACACCGTCTGAACTCAGGGCAAGGATAATGAGGCATGTTGCATCTAACGGCCCGGTGGATCTGGTGGTTGTGGATTACCTACAACTCATGCAGGGCGACAAGGAAACGAGACGCCACGGACGCCGCTCAGAGATTGATGACATATCAAGGAAGCTCAAGGGGTTGGCTAAGGAGCTGGGGGTTCCTGTCGTCGCCCTCAGCCAGCTTTCAAGGGCACCAGAACAGCGTTCAAACCACGTACCTGTGCTATCCGACCTGAGAGAGTCCGGGTCGCTTGAACAGGATGCTGATGTTGTGATCTTCCTTTATAGGGAGGATTATTACATGACAGAAGAAAAGGCCATAAACGAGCGTGTTGTTGGTGCCACACAGGTTATCATTGGCAAGCAGCGAAACGGGCCTCTCGGCAAGGTGTTCTTGAAGTTCAGTTCATCGTATACACGCTTTGATGACCCAAAGAACGTGAGTTCATAGACACACCTCGAACAAGGGGGTGTAAGTTCATAGACATACATGTTACATTTCAGAACAATGATTGCTGTAGCGGGGGAACATTGGCTGTAACCGAAGACTCTTTGCAGGGCATGGCAGACTCACAGCTCCTATCCCTCAGGAGGGTGTCTGGGCCGGAAACGGTGAAGCGGATCAACAGCGAGTTTCGCAGACGCTCTCGCGTAGCGAAGAAGAAGCGTGAAAGGGCGTCACCTGTGCCCAAGCAAACGCCAAGCGACCTTAAGAGGGTTCGTTCTATCGCAATAGCGTGTGGGGGCACGTCACCCTATGCCGTGGAGATCCCATATGAAACCCCCGTGAAGCGTAGGCCAAGGTTCGGCAAAGGGCGTGTGTATAAGGATAAAAAGTCCAGATACGCACAGAAAAAACTGAAGACGTACCTTGATCCATTGATCGAGGAACCGAGGGTCGGGGCGCTGTGTGTCGTGTGTATATTCTATCGAGAAACCAGGCACGTTGTTGATGGGGACAACCTGCTGAAGTTCGTCATGGACGCTGCCAATGGCATACTGTGGCACGATGACAACCAGGTGACCGCCAAGGTCGCAATCATAGAGCATGATAAAGAGAACCCGAGGACGGTGATGGCCGTCTCTCGGCACTATACCACAATGGAACGCAACGGAAAGGGTTGGAAATGAGCAAGAAGACGACTAGGAGAAAGATCGTGGACGTTACGGCAAACACGTTTCAGGTTTTGGGCGTACTTGCCATTGGGGCTGGCCTATGGAGCGTGAGTCCTGTGCTTGTATTCGGGCTGGCATCGCTAGGCGGCGGAATCATGCTATACGGAGCGTAGACACATGGTGAATACGGAAAAGTCCGGCGGGACTCGTTATTCCGAGGGGAAGCCGCAGTTGGTTTGGGCACCCCTCCTGTTCGTGGGCCATACGTTCGATGGCCCGATTGCAGATTGCATGATGATAGCACACGACGCAATATTGAACGCTGATACAGAAGGTATCGCAAACATGGGTCTTGAGGTTTGTCGTGTCATCATAAACGAGATGGGCGTAGATCGTGCGCTAGAAAAACTGGCCCACGTATCGACCGGGGGTGCTGATAAATATGCACCCTTAGATTGGTATGAGGGCCAGAGCGCAACTACGCTCGTGAACTCCATGTACCGCCACCTAAAGGCGTGTCTTCCACACAAGCAACAGTGGGGTAGATTAACAGACCCGAAATCAGGGCTGGAACACTGGGCTCATGCGCTGTGGAACGCAGCGTGTCTTCATGAGCTACTAACGCTCAAGCCGGATTTGGATGACATCAGTGAGTGGCAAGGTGTCGTGGCTGACGATATTAAAAACGAAACTCCGGACGTGGTTTTCTCAGGGTCCGACGCAGTAGGGTTTGATGAAACTAGAACCCACGTGTATACTACTGTCATTTCACCGTCACCGCCAACTATGGGTCAAACCTATGGAAGCGTCCCGCCAAAGGACCGCGTCTGTCAGGCCGTCCAGCCCAAGGAAGAAAATTGTAGCTACCCCGGATGCCAGTGCTTGAGGCCGGTTTAGTGGAATGTGCGCTGGTAGAGGTGTCGGACCTGGTAGACATGGGGGCAGACTACAACCCGCGTGAAGACTTGCGACCGGGCGATCCAGACTTCGAAATGATCTCAAACAGCCTTGCGGAGTTCGGTCAGGTGCGTATGCTGGTTGTGAACAAGCGCACAGGAAACATCGTCGGCGGTCATCAGAGGGTGAAATCACTACAAGAGGGTGAAGAGAAGTACGCGAGGGTGGTTTTTGTAGATCTACCCGAAGACAAAGAGCGTGTCCTGAACGTTGCACTCAACCGCATAGGGGAAGGCAGGAAGAACTGGTCACCCACGGCGCTTGAGGCGGCACTAGGAGCAATACACGACCCGCAACTACGCGGTGCGACTGGCCTTGAGTCCTTCGTGGCGAAGCCATCCAACCTTGTTCCCGGATCCGATCTTGGTAGAATGGGCTGGAGAGGCATGTATGCGAACCTTGGTGTAGACATTGCAGAAGACATTCTTTCTTCCATAATGGTGATCTCTGACCAGATCGGTGTAGACGAAGAGGCCGTAGTTGATATGGCGACAGAGGGGGTTATAGGTGGTTGAGTCTCTGCCTATATATGACATAACAGAATTACCGGGCACCCCACGCAAGTTCCATCAGGAAACACACGACTCGTGCGTGGCGTTCTTGAGTACATTCGGGCAAGTTGAGCCAATCCTGGTGTCAGATGCCAACGAGGTTGTCTGGGGCATGGAATATGTATATGCCATGAGGGATCTTGGCTATGAATACGTAGAAGCACTAATATTGCCCGCTGAAGGCTGGGACGAGGGGCGGCTTATGTCGTTACACCTCACGCTGTATTCTGATGCGGTATCAGGGAAATGGGACGAGGGTAAGTTGCGTGACGTTGTGGTATGGCTAGATGAACGTGACGTAGACCTTACCCCTACGGGCCTGTTGCGGTCAGAGGTGCGTGGGCTGATGAAGGCTGACGCCATCGTTCCTGACAGCGATCTACGTGCTGCCCCATCACCTGAGCCACCGCCACAGTTTGCCCCTAGCCTGATTGTTGGCGGCGAACGCTATTCTCTACAGCCGGACGTTGCAGAGCGGTTGCATCAATGGGGGAGAATGAAGATCGAGGGTGGCATGGCGAAAGACGATGTGGTCAGAGAGTTCTTTGATCGCCTAAAAGGGGAGTTGGTAGACATTGCCGGAGGCTGACCTAAGTAAGCTGGAGCGCGAAGACCAGAGACACCACGCTGAACTCAGGCGCGAAGTAATACGCTGGCTGTTCGCCAAGGGGTATAAGAAGGGTTACGGTTTCAAGAACACGGTTGTAGATGCTATAGAATCCTCAGATGACAACATACTGTGGTCTTATGACGCACTGCAACGTGACATCGAGACCGTCGAGGAGGAGATACGTTCGGACCACAGCCTCGACTTCGGACGTGAACGAATACTTGACATTCTGGCATCCGACCTACAGGACCTGACAAACGAACTCGCAAAAGCAAGGGGGAGGGGCGGCGCATCACCAAACGAAATCTCTGGGCTCATGAACACGAGGCTGAAGATAATATCCAAGATTGTGGACATCGAAGGGTTGGATGCACCCAAAGAAACCAAGCACTCACATTCTCTGGAACACCTTGTGCACCATCTGTCTCACGAAGCTATAGACGCAATCGGTAAATCAGAAAGTATACAGGAGGTCGAGGCTGTCCTTGTTCCCGAGATTGGACAGGAAGAAACCCGACACCTCCTGAGTCGTCTGTCGGAGGTCGATTAGTGTCTACGTTTAAGCGTATCGGTGTGTACTCTCACATTGTAGACTCATCTGACGAAGCGCTGTGTAGCGCACTCGTTAGCAGATTCGGGGCGAGTGTAGCAGAGATGCGTGACATGAGCAAGGGGTCCAGAAAGAAGATCATAGCACGTAGGATGAAAAAGTTTGCCAAAACGATAGCACATTCCAGCGACGTTTCATATGATGTGGAGGCTTTATTTGATGTGCTATATGACCCCGTGGAAAGGTACCTAGAAGATCATGTCTAGGAAACTGGTGGTCGGTGATATACATGGTGGTTACAGAGCACTGGAACAGGTGCTAGATAGAGCCAACTTCGACCCTAGCGGCGATACTCTATATGCGGTGGGCGACTATGTAGACGGTTGGAGTGAATCGTTTGAGGTTATAGAGTTCTTGAGAACCCTGCCGAATTTCTGCGGAGTGATCGGCAACCATGACGTATGGTGGAGGTGCTGGCTTGATTATGGTGCAACGCCCCGGGTGTGGACGCAACAGGGCGGGCGAGCCACGCTAGACTCATATGAAGGCGTGGGTGGTACGTTGTTCGACCGCCACAGGAAGTTTGCTAGAAACCTGCGCGACTATATGTATGTTGATGTGGGGGATGAAACACACCTTATAGTACACGCTGGGATACCAACCAGGTGTAGTGATGAGTATGTATCGCGCCTGAGCACAGAAGAACTCACGTGGGACAGGTCTATGTGGTACGCATGTGTTGGGCAATCTCAACACGTGGGAAACACCACAGAATTTGTGCCTCACGTAGACCATACGTTCATAGGCCATACGTCCACGATGGGGTTAGATGTGGAAGAACCATGGACTATCTGTGACGTAACAAACATGGATACTGGTGCTGGCTGGCACGGAAAACTGTCGCTACTGGATATGGAGACATTCGAGTTCTGGCAGTCTGACCAGGTTAAGTTGTTGTACCCCGGCATGGACCGTAGATAAGTGACAGAGCCTACCATTGATCTAGGCAAGCGCCTTGGTGCCATGCAGCACCTTGGTAAGCTTGCAAGAGACCAGGAACTGAATAAGGCTTATGAGGGCATAGAATACCTCAAAGACATAAGAAACTTCCCTGAGTTTGCTAAACAGCAGATCAAGATTGTGAACAAGGCTGGTGAACTTGTGCCCTTTATACTCAACAACCTGCAACGTCGCATCCTTGCAGCCGAATTGCGTGTACGCAGACAGCGCAAGAAGCCATGGTTGCTGATTTTGAAGTACCGTAAGGGCGGCGTCACCACGTTACAACAGGCGCTGTCCTATCACACGATCTGGTCACAGCGCAACGCATCATGCCTGACTACGGCACACGAACCCGAAGCCACACGAGACATTTTCCGTATGGTGACCGGGTTCTATGAGTACCAGCCGGAACGCCACAGACACGACAAGACCGCTGCCCAAACCTACCACGTAGAGTTCCCGCTACTCAGGTCGTGGTACAAAGCTGAGAACGCAGGTAAGAACACAGGAAGAGGGCAAACCCACGCACGCATCCACGTGTCTGAGGCCGCTTTCGTGCGCTACCTGACAGAGTTGCACACGTCTCTATCCGAGTCCCAGAGAAACGACTGTGCCTACATTCTGGAATCTACGGCGAATGGGCGAGACGGCGACGGCAAGGCGTTCTACGACATGTGGAAAGCGGCAGAGAAGGGTATGTCGAAGTTCACGCCGCTGTTTTTTCCGTGGTATGGCGACCCAACAAACACCTTGCCGATCAGGAACCTAGACGAGTTCGGGGAACTGTCCAAGGAGGAGAAAGATGTAATGGATCGTTTCGACCTCTCCTTGGAACAGGTTCACTGGTGGCGTGACAAGAGGCTAGGACTGGCCGCCGATGGGCGCTCGGCCTCTAAGGTGTATCAGGAACACCCGTTCACCCCGGATGGTGCGTTTATCGCATCGGGCACGTCCTATTATGATGGGCGCATGATAGACGAGGCACACAAGGAAACCCGTGACCCTATACCGCCAGGTGAGCTGAAACAAAGATACGGTAACCGGGAAGGCGATCTTCTGAGCGGACACTTCCGCATCTGGGAAGAACCTAAGAAGGGTGCAAGATATGTAATCGCTGTTGACCCCGCTGAGGGTGTGGGTGCAGACAGCACCGCAATCGTGGGTATCAATGCTGACACAGGCGAACAGGCGTTTAGCTGGGAACGCAATGATATGGCCCCGGAGGTGGTAGCTAATGATGTGCTCGGACGCAAGGGCATGGGTCTGGGTTGGCTATGGAAGACATCAACCTCTACGCCAGCATATGTGATCGTTGAACGTCAGAATCACGGACACGCATTCCTTGTGGGGCTGCTGAAGCAAGCAGGATATCCTGTGACCTCTGTACACCACGATGAAGATGTAACAAGGTCAGACGGGTCCCGCAGGTCTTCTCGTGCTGGTTGGTCTAATAACCCAACAGAACTTAAGCTGGCTGTAGCATCTGTGTTGCGAGATAGATTCCCAAGGATTCGCGATTCTCGCACCGTGGACTCGATCAACGGGGTCACGGAACATCGCGGCGAGCCTAGGTTTGGCGGTCAAGACCTTGCGGTGGCGATCGGTATGTCACATATTGCATTAAGGTATATGCCTGGACCACCGCCGAAATTTGCGTTTATCGGTGGGCGCATGGTTGATCTTGAGAACCTGACTTACGTCGAAGACAAAAAAACCCAAAATGACGATCCCGAGATCAAGACGAAAAAGAAAAAGAACAACCGACCATGGGGACGAATCTGATCGCCCTTCCTTGAAAACAATCAGGGAAAAAATCAAGGGCATCGAGAAAGAGTCTGAGCGCCAGAGAAGGTTGATCTCAGACTTACACTCCGTGTTCGACAAAAAACAAAGACTCGAAGAAGACCTGTTGGACACCCTGCGGTTCTGCATGTATGGTAGCACTGAGGTTATAAAGAGTGTGCGTAACAGGGTCACAGAAAGAGACGACAGTACGTGTCAAAAGTGTGGGAAGCACCTGGATCCTGACGATGTTACGATAGACCACATGATCCCCAGACGTGTAGGCGGCCCGGCTAAGATGTGGAACCTACAGGTGATGTGCGGTAGGTGCAACAGAGCAAAGGGTAGCAGGCTGGAAGAGGACGCAATCATGGATGCAGTCGAAAGATACTGGAGGACGAATGAAGTACATGAAGAGTGATCGACCAGAGATGTGGGAAACCGAAGAGCACATGTTCATGCAATGGTCGCCATACGAAGACTGGATGTTTGCGAAAGAGGAATGTGCTCCCGTATACGCAGAGTTCCTTGTGGCAGAGCGCACTGAGGATCGCTCAGAGGTTATCGGCAAAACATCCTCGGATATACTCATGGAACGAAGGATAGGCGGCTATCCCGACCCACAAAAGTATGGCAAAGCTGCCGACGATAATATCAGGTTAGCCAGGTATCACAGGATGTTCTCGTGGTCTATCCATGCAGCGAATGGTCTGATGAACAAACATCGCACCCGTGTTCTGGATGAAACCAAGCCTGTGCCCGTCCCAGAGAACGTTGCTATTGCGTCAGCATATTGGTTCAGGGTGCGCAACGAACGTTGGCCCACAGACGAGGACCTTAGCGAAAGAGGCGACATGCCGGACCCCGGAGAGATCCACAGCGTATTCGGGTCAATGGACGCATACATCAAGACATGCGAGGCGGTCGGGGAGTACGTGGATTGAGGCCGGACAGTAATAGAATAGACGAACTGCTTGCGATAGACGACCTGTTTTCGGAAATAGAAAAGGACGGTATACGCATTCTCGGTTCATCGTTCGGCGGCAAACACAGCCCATATCTTTGGCGTGTGGTAGAAGACATGGCGATAGAGAAGTTGTACTTCAGATATAGAGAAATGGGTGAATCCAAGCACCATTCCATAGTACGTACAGCGAAACAAGTGGGACTAACGGACTCAGGGATCTACTATCGCCTCGATAGGCTTGGAATCTAG